GAACATAAACCGCGAAACACTTTTTAATACGAACTCCATAAATAAATTTATGTCGTACCAACCAACAACCGCGATGCAAAGAGTTTCCGCACTCACCCGCCGAATACGCGCGGTCCAAGGTGGTTCCTCCGCATCCAAGACCATCAGTATTCTCATGTACCTTATCGCCCGCGCGCAGATGGACACCGAGAGACCAACCACTACCTCAATAGTCTCTGAATCTTTGCCGCACTTGAAGCGCGGCGCCATCCGCGATTTTCTCAACATCATGCGCGAGCACGGCTACTTCAAGGATGAGCGCTGGAACATGTCCGATTTTGTGTACACCTTCGAGACTGGCTCCCGCATCGAATTCTTCTCTGTAGATCAGCCGGACAAAGTCCGCGGTCCACGCCGCGACCGGCTTTTCATTAACGAGGCGAACAATGTTCCCTTGGAAACTTTCGACCAACTTTCAATTCGTACGAATGAATTTATTTTCTTGGACTGGAACCCGACCAATGCTTTTTGGCTGTACACTGAGGTGTGCGGCTGCGCGAACCCTACCACAGGCTGCACCGGTAAGCAGACGAATATCGATCATATTATTCTTACTTACAAGGACAACGAAGCGTGCCCGCCGAACATTATCCAAGATATTGAATCCCGTAGAAATCGAACAGAATGGTTCAAAGTCTATGGTCTTGGCCTTCTCGGAGAAGTTGAAGGAAAAATTTACACTGGTTGGCAAGTGATTGATAAGTTACCATTCACCGCCACCCTCCTCAGGCGCGGCCTCGACTTCGGCTTTACGCACGATCCAACGACCATCGTCAGTGTCTACCGTTACGACGGTGGTTTTATCGTCGACGAAGAATTTTATCAAAAGGGCGCGCTCAACAAAACAATTGCGGACACCCTCAACAATCTCTCCGACCCGCAAACACTCGTCGTCGGCGATTCCGCCGAACCGAAGTCCATTGAAGAAATAAAATTACACGGCGTCAATATTGTCGGCATAGAAAAAAGCAGAGGAGAAACAAAAACAGAAACGTGGACGAAGTGGTCGATCAACCTTGTGCAAGAACAAAAGATTCAGGTCACGCGTCGCAGCACCCACATCCTCAATGAGTATCAGAATTATCTCTGGGAAGTCGACCGCGATGGTAAGTTGATCTACGAAGCGGAGCACACTTATAGCCACACAATGGACGCGATTCGCTATGCATTGGTCTCCATCTTGAAAAAGACAAAAATCTACCACTCCACAGCTTCTCCACTCGCCCCCCTTGCCTACCCTGAAATCGGGTTATAATGAACACAAGCCCGCAAGGGAGCCAAACGGAACAACCATGGCCAAACTCACACTCAATTTTGATAATGTAAGCCAAGAACATCTTGAGCACCAAGATAAATATCGCGAGATTTTCGCCGCGCTTATGACCTCCGGTGGCCTCACCGGCGTGAAGTCGGGGCAGACCGTTATCCACTTCGATATGGATGCCAACTTCATGGGCGTGCAGCTAAACTACTGGCCCTTCCGCAAGCGTAAGCAGTAAGCGCCCATACACACCCACGCATTTGACATCACCACCCCGTAACGCATACTGAAGAAAACCGCCCACCTACACCATAGGCGCGAAAAGAAAAAATCTTTTCATCTATGGCTGAAACAAATCAAGATAGCGGAAAACTCACACTCAATCCCGCGAGCTACACACCCACAGGAAAACTTTTAAAACTTCTCAACGAAAAAAAATCCGGCCGTGAATTTCAGTCACGCAAGCACCCGGACTGGAATGAGAATTACGAACTGTATCGTAATAAAGTAAAAACAAATCGCCTCACGCAGCGCCAGACAGTGAACGTGCCGCTGATGAAAGAGACCATAAAAACCCTCCTCTCAAAAGTGGATGATGCGCCGGATGTTGCTTGGCAAGAAAAGTCAGGCGACGAAATGAAGGAGATTATTTATCAAGAGGTTTGGAACGACGGGTATAAGAATGAAAATCTCGAGACCAAAGATATTATCGATAAGAAAAATGTTTTCCTCTATGGTCTCTCTACGAAAACACTCAACTTAACTTCTAAAGGTGTCTGCGTAAATGTGGAGGATCCTTTCAATATTATTTTCGATCCTTTAATGAATCCCTTGGACATCGAAACTGCGCGCTTCATTATCCAGCAAAATATTTTCCGCCCCTTGCGCGACGTGCTTGTTGACGAACGATACACCACCACCGGACGCGACGCGCTGCGCCATTGGCTCGCATCGGATCGCGGACTTATTCAATCTGCGAAAAATAAAGTTGAATTTGAGAAATCGATTGAACGCCTCAAGGCGATGGGCGTGCAGAACGAAAATTTCGGAGTCTTTGCCGGCGGCGATGTTCTCGTAAATCTCACGCAGCACTTTACTCAACTTTGGGACGATAAAACAAAATCTTTCAAGCGCCACGTTGTCGTGTACGGTGATGACACCATCGAACTCATGGACGATCTTCTCGTGGACTGTGTTGGTATCGAAGAATGGCCCATGGACGTTTGGTATGAGGATCCTGAAGGAAACGATCCGTACCCCGACGGTATCGCCGATCTCGTGCGCACGCCGAATAAAGTTCTCAATGTTTGGTTTTCTCAGCAAGTAGAAAATCGTACACTTCAGAATTTCCAAATGCACTGGTTCGATGCAACCGTGCAGGGCTACCAGCCGCAGACATATGAGCCGGGTCCGGGCCGCATGTTGCCGGCGCCGGGCGATCCAAATAAAACGATCATGCCGGTGCAGGTAAACGGTCTCGATGAAACCATGAAGGCCATGGACTACCTCATCCAAATGGTTGAGCGTGGTACCGGTGCGACCGCACTCGAAAAAGGCGAGCAAACTACCAACGCGCGCACCACTCTGGGCGAAGTTGAACTCCTCGCCGGTAAAGCCGCGGAGCGCGCGAAGACGATGTCGAAATTCTACAAGGCTTCTTGGTACCGCCTCGCGAAGAAGTGGGACAAAATCATGCAGGCAAACAGCTTCCCGAAAATGAAGCTTTATAAAACAGGCATCGATGGAAAGGTGTATGAGAAAATCGTCTACAACGTTGACTGGAAATCGAAGGCTGGCTATGAGCCGACGGTAGAATCCTCCTCGGAACAAGAACAAGACGACATCAAGACGATTCAGAAATTTGGTTTCGTCATCGCGCAGAATCCGAACAACAAAGCACTCAAGCGCATCGCGCAGAAGCGTCAGTTGAAGGTGCTCGATCTCACAGCCCCAGAACTCAAAGAAGTTGAGGAGGAAGAAGTAAAGCTTCAACAGCAAGAAGCTCTCGCCGCTGCTACTGCAGCCACACCAGCTACCGACACTAAGACCGCCGCCACTCCTGCGTCACCCGCGGCTGCAACTCCCGCCGCACCTGAAACTGGTGATGCACAGGAGGTTGCTTCCATGTTGCAACAATTAGTAAATTAATAGGTATAATTATCAATATGAGTAAAGAAATGGGACCACTGAAGAAAATGCTCGAGGACATGCTTGCGCAAAAGAAGGAAGCAAAGCTGATCGAGGATGCTACGCGCGAGACCAAGGTGTATGAGGAACGAAATCAAATCCTCAGCGGCATCGGAAAGGATATGGGCGGCGTGATTCAGCCATTTCTCGACAAACTTGGCGAACACTCGAAGATGTCCGCCGAAGAATTGAAGCGAATCATCTCAGAATCTGTGCAGGTGACTGTTCCGAATATCGATACCAGCACTCTTGAGCGCATCCTCGCGGAATCTTTCGCAAATTTCAAAATTCCTGAGCCAAAAATCACGCTCAATGTTCCGAAACAATCACAACCCATCGTAAATGTGCCCGCACCAATCGTAAAAATGCCGGATGCGATCCGTTTGACTCCAAATGATAAGCCGTTTCCAGTAATGATGGTGGATCAAGCTGGAAAACCAATGATGTTTCCTGTTTCTTCTGGCGGCGGAGGTGGCGGCAAGGCAGATTTTTTCACGATCAAGGATATTCAAACATCAACTGGCGCATCGATCATTGACGATGCTGGAAATGTAAAAATTTCAGGAGCAATTTCCGTTTCTTCGTCAACTGCGTCGACACAAACGATCGATTCGAGTGGAGATCCATATAGTCAGGCAAATCCAATGCCTGTCGTCGTTGTTTCTGGCGGCAGTGCGACTACAGCATCCGCAATTGTTGACTCCTCGGGTGTTCAATACTCAGGTTCCAATCCTGTTCCTATTGCAATCATTTCTGGCTCCTCATCTGGCGCCACCGGTCAAGGCGACGCAGCGTCCGCAACACGTGTTGTGATCGCTGGTAACTCCGACGCATCTGTCGTCGTAAACAGCGGAACCATCACCACGGTCACAACTCTCACTGGAATCACCAACACCGTTGGTGTTGTCGCACTTGATCGTGACGGCACACCACTTACCACTGGACCGATTGCACAAGGTGATTCGGCAACCGCACTTCGCGTTATCTTGGCTGGCAACTCCGACGCCTCCGTCGTCGTCAACTCGGGAACGATCACGACCGTGACCACGCTCACCGGCATCACCAACACCGTTGGCGTAGTCGCAGTTGACCGCGACGGCACACCGCAATCGAGCGGACCAGTCGCACAAGGTGATTCCGCATCAGCTTTCCGCGTAGTCGTTGCCGGTAACTCTGATGCCTCTGTCGTAGTCAACTCAGGAACACTCACCACTGTCACTACACTCACAAGTATCACAAATACCGTCGCCGCCGCGAACGTCGATTCTTCTGGCGTCCAGTATTCAGGGTCAAATCCGATTCCCACGACCCTCGTGGGCGGTGGTCCTGACTCTATATTCGTGTTTCAAGCCCGCACCACCCTTCCAACAGCCGTTTCTGATGGTGCTGACGTGCGTCCGAAGGCTGATAAGCTCGGTCGCGGTATATCGCGGCCCGTTAATGCGCGAGAATTGATAGCGACTGCGTACATTACGCTATCCACGGGCACCGAAACGACACTTTTGGCCGGTACCGCAGGTCAATATATCGACCTACTTCAAGTTGTCGCAGCAAACACTTCTTCTGTCGCACAACAGGTAGATTTCCGATGCGGAACAGCAGGAAATATCGTACTTTCTCTATCTATCCCTGCAAACGCGACCGCTGGCGCCGTCTTGAACACCCCTTGGCCACAAGACGCGACCGGAAACACGTGGACAGCCGATGGTCCCGATAACACGAACTCAAGCATCCTAATTTCAGCGCTATTCAGTAAGGAATCTTAATATGGAAAGTTTTGATTCGTTGTCTGAATCTGAAAAAGAATCGAAACTTCTTGATACTGAATGGTCTGCAAGGTCGGATGTAATTCTAACTAATGAGTGGGTAGATAAATGCAAATATTGTCTTGATAGAGAGTTGAAGATTATAAACGACGATAAGAACCAGAAAAAAAGAATTGATATTATCGCCGTGATTCAGAGTGAAATTGAAGCAAAGAGACCTGTATGAAATTAACAAGAATCCTCCCCAAAATAATGGCTGAAATAACGAGACACCCTCGTTATCAGCCTGAAATAAAATGGTCTGAGAACTTTTGGACTCATAATATTTTCAGATTATGGGAAGTTGTTTTTTGGAGGCGCTACGGCCCTCGTCGAGAAATAACGGCAACAAGGTATGCCGATGGAACTTCCGAACAGTTCGCTCACTCATGGGAGGGGACATTTGCACTTATAGAAGTTCGTCTGCGCTATTTTCTTTCATGGAGACCATCTCCGGTTAGACTTCAAATAGTGATTTTAAGAACACCGGAAGGATTGCAAATACCAATACCGTACTTATTTGCGATTGCGCGGCCTGATTCTCCCGGAGATTCAACACCAAAATCAACTGACCCTTATTCGTACTCACATACAGTATCGGGAACTGACACATACATGTTGTGTTGGAACACTACCAACACTTCCGCAACTACAACAAGTGGAATAACATATGCGTCAGTGGCTCTTTCTTCTCGTCAAAGTGACGTTGGTGTTCAAACGGGTTCTAGTCGCGCGATTTACATGTTTTCACTTCATGCGCCAACAACGGGAACGAATACTCTCGAAGTTGATTTGTCAGGCGCGCCCGGTGCTTGGAGTAAAGCGGTGAGCGTTTCTTATACTGGCGTAGATCAATCCACTGATTTCACAACTGTTCATAATTCAAATAAGACAGTGGGTACTGCTGTCAGCACAGTTTCACCAACTGTGACTGTGAATGTGGCTAATTCAATATTAGCTACAAATTTCGACGCTGCGGGGAGTGACGGAACGGCGAGCACCAACGCTCAAGAAGTCCTTGACCCTTCTGACGGTTATCACGAGCCGATTATATTTGAAAACTCTAGTTTAACGGGACAGGCAGTGGGTAGTCAATCAATGACCATTACCTTCTCTATTTCGGGAGTGGTTTGTTTGATAGCGGCTCTTGCGCCATCAGGAGGTGCAGCCCCCGCTACAATAGTAGTACCCACGCTGCTCTACATGGGGGCAGGTTGATATCCACTGTCCACATTGACACCAGTCCAAAACACCGCATACTTAAGAAAAGCTCCCACCTACACCATAGGCGAGTCTCGAAAGGGATAAATCGCTATGGCCACCAAAGCAAAACCAACCAGAGTTCTCTCCAGACTTCTCGAGAAAAGAGGTATTGCCGACGTTAAAGATCTTGCTCCTGAGGAGCAGGCTACACTTGAAAAATGGAAGTTGGTGCTCACTGGCGCCACTCTTACTGTCGACACTCTCAAAGAATTCTGCCAATCGCAGCTTAGGGTTATTGAATCGAAGTGTGACGGCGTTACGCCCCTCACCACACTTCAACAGGCGTCCATGCACGTCTACATCAATCTT